TTACGTTAATTATAGTATTTATAATTTTATTGTGGGCTGCACTATCTATCTCAGGAAGCCCAAAGCTTTGCCTGCTTATATCCTGCCCAATCTTTTTTTCAGCTTTAGAGCCACCTTCCCACTGAGGGTTCAAATTACCCTCAGGGTCTGTAGTATACCCAATCTTTTGTATCTGTACAAAACCCATTAGCTTTTGAAGGTTATCCCTCATTGTCTTCTTCCTCTTTCTCGTAGTCCCATTCTCCCTGTTTATTGTTATTTGTGGGGGCATAACTTGCACCGGGGTTTACAGATGGCCCGTCAGGCTTTTTGATTGACGGCCCCATTCCAAAGGAAGCTTTCTGAACATGTCTAACCCCTGTAGGATGTAGGTCTGCAACATAATCTATCCCATCTTGACTAAACCACATCTTCTTACCATTATTAGATACCTCTTTAATTAAAGGAGTAGAGTATCCTTTAGACATAAGCCCCTCAACCCAATTTTTAGGGGCTTTATTAACATCTACCTCTTTAGTAGGGTCATCATCAGATTTCCGTTGTTCCCCCAGTTCATCTGGGTCATGTTGATACCCATCTCCCCTACCATTCCAGTTATAATCCTTATTCTGGCCTCCCTTTAGAGGAGCGAAATTCATGTTCTGCATGGGCATAGGAGGCACGGGAGCGGCACCAGCCCCCTCTCCCCCACCAGGGGCCGCATCAACCCTTCCAGGGGCAGGATTCACGCCCTCAGGGGGCGCAGGAGCCTGTCCTGGCTGTTGTCCAGCTTGTGCTTCCATCATCTGTGCTTGCTGTTCTTGTTGCTGTTCCATCATCTCCATTTGCTGTTTTTGTTGGTCTATTGCCATATCCATCTGTTCACCCTGTTTTTCCATCATATTAACGGCTTTACCAAATATCATGAATTCAGCATCTTCTACAGGGACTCCATCATCCTTTAAGCGTACTTCAAACCCTAAAGCAATGAACTGATTAGCGATTTGGGCTTTCTGTTGGGAGAAGCTAATGCGAGTTGCTTCAGCCTTTTCCTCAGGATTGGGTAATTTCAACCCCCAATCTGTAATCCCAAAGGCTTCTAAGATTTGAGGCAACACCTTTTCATGGAACAACCTCTGGTCACCCTCAACCACCCTACTCATGACAACCAATTGCTGAGTTTGGGTAGATAGACCACCAAAGGCTTCAGGTGCGCCTTGCCATGCAGGAGTTACCCCCCACATAGCTGCAATACGTTCCCGAATCTCGTTTCTAACAGGAAGATAGTCCATTTCATTCAAAGTATGGAATAATCTAACCATGTCTACTCTACCTCGATTATTTCGAGATGATACAGCTATCATTGGTATATAGTTAGGGTCAAGTCTTGTTTGTGCTGCAATTTGTTGTCGTTCCCTACGCAGCGATTCAGGGTCATCAGTAAACACCATCATCATACTAGCTGGCATTTTCCGTTCAAAGAAATATCTATACAGATTCTTATCCATACCAATCAACGTTAAGGCTTTCTCAAAGATAGTAAGAATCGGACTCCACCCATAGGTTTCGCTAGGAGAGAATTTCGATAGATGGATAATTTCACTGTCTAACAAAAAGAGATGTTGGTTTCGGTGATAATATTTATACATTACAGGCTGCAATTTAATATCACAATCCTTTTCATCACATTCACCGGGGTCTTCTTTAACATTATCCCTATGAATCGGGCATAGGAAATGAGCATTTTTAGGCAACCCTGCTGCATCTAGGTCAAACTCCACTAACGCGGGGTTCAACCGTCTAATTTCATTGACTTTAGACCGCATAGTACCATCGTCTAATTTTTTATATTCTTTTGCCAGATACAAAAAGGCATCATCAATGGCATTTAAATCAAAATGGAATTGGCGCAACACTTCTTCCAAAGATTGGTCAAAGATATTACAATCATCCATAAAATTAATCAGCCGTGCTTGCTGTTCTTTGTCGGGGTTTTCTACTAGGGGTACCCACTCTAGACCACGACGAAAGACTTCACTAGTAATATGGCTAATTGGACTACGTACTTCTTCAATGGAATATGCCAACATCTGTAAATCCATTACAAGCTGTTGACGATAAGCCATTTGATGTCTAACCCATGTATTAACTACATGGTCTAGACCAATCGTAGGCGCACGGCCCGTTTCGCCATTAGACTTCATTAAATCTAAGAAGTTTATCTGTTCATTAAGATTAATGACGGTTTGAGCTAATTTAGGTACTTCAGGGAGATATTCCGATAGTCTCATATATTAATCCTTTGTTAAGTTTTCTATATCTGACATGCTGGTAAGTTTAAGCATTGTTTGCATAGCCATCTCTTTAAGTAAAAACCCTTCTGTTTTATGGACTTGTTGAGTAGTTGTATGCAATGATTTTTCTAATTCAAGTAGACGCTCTCTAAGAGCATGGTTTTCTTCCTCTAATGCAGAATTATTCTCAAACGCAGCATTTTGTAAAGTACCTAACCTTGCCGCTTCCTTAACCAAAGCGATGAAAGCCCCTTCCGTTAGAACGGTAACTGCTTTACTATTATCTGCAATCTCATCTTCTGGCCCTAAACTAGTTAAATCTTCATGCCACGTATCCAAAATACGCCATGTGTTAGTCACCTCATCTCTATTGGCTGTATATTGCGTTTCCCTATCTTTTAAAAACATTCCTACCATAATATGCCTCCTACTTTACTTATCTAGTATATTATACATGGAAATGCAAATTTTTTACGAAATCTTACACGCACTCCATCCGCATATCTTACATGTCTCACAGCCACCTTCCTGAACAATCAGAGGTGCTTCACAATCACATTTCGTAATTTCTCCTTCCAAATGCCCCGTCACCAAAACCTCTTTTTCCCTACTGCCATTACGGTATACTGTAATACCCTTACATCCTTGTTCCCACGCCGTCATATAAGCGTTAAATACATCATCTAAAGTAGCATTTGGGGCAAAATTAATGGTTTTAGAGATGCCAGAATCTACATATTTTTGAAAAACGGCTTGCATAAACACATGGTCTTCAGGCGAAATGTCTTGAGATGTTACATAAACGTCTTTTGCCCAATCAGGCACATCATCCCGTTTCTGCAAAGAGCCACCAGAGGCCAAGTAAAGCATAAGGTCTTCAGAATAGAAACCGTTTTCTTGCGCGTCCCTTTCAAAATTCTCATTACTATAGAATAAGGTCTGACCTTCCAATATATTTTGTTTACGCCATGCCAAAGCAAACAAAGGTTCAATTCCACTTGTACACCCCGCAATCATAGAAATAGTGCCAGTAGGAGCTACCGTCAAACGACAAGCATTTCTATAATTTTCTTGAACCGTATAACTACTTTGTTCCCAAGCAGGGAATGTTCCTCTAAGCGCACCTAATTCTAATGATTTAATACTTGCCATATGATTAATAAACCGCATAACCTCATCTCCGACTTGCCGTGCCTCATCAGAATTATAAGGGATTCGCAACTTAATCAATAAATCAGCAAACCCCATGATACCTAGTCCAATCTTACGAGTGGCCTTTGTCATTTCTGCAATCTCAGGGATACTATATTCATTCGCATCAATCACATTATCTAGAAAATGGACAGCATGACGAATTACTTGTTGAAGCCTGTCCCAATCAATATGAGATTCCCACCTTCCAGGCCCGGCATACGGATATACAAATTTAGCAACATTAATTGACCCTAAATTACAACTTTCATACCCCAAAAGAGGTTGTTCACCGCAAGGATTCGTTGCAATCATATCCCCATATTCCGCGCTAACTTTATTATCTTCGTTAATCCTATCTAGGAATACCATTCCAGGTTCTCCATTACGCCAAGCCCCCTGGACAATCTTTAAAAAGACTTCCCTGGCATTCAAAGTGCTGACAGATAAGCCTGTCCTTGGGTCATTCAAGGTATAATCCTGGTCTAATTTAACAGAATTCATAAATGCCGTATCAACAGCAACAGAAATATTAAAATTATGGATATCACCCTCTTCTTTTTTGCAATCAATGAACTCTAAAATATCTGGATGACGGACACTCATAACCGCCATGTTAGCCCCGTCACGCTTACCCCCTTGGGTTATCATGCTAGATACCCTAGACAGCGTTTTAAGCACCTCTATGGGGCCACAGGCAACGCCATGAGTAGATTGAATCTTAGCACCCTTAGGCCTAATTTTAGAAAGTGCAAAGCCTGTGCCACCACCGAATTTCTGTACCATAGCGGCATCTGTAGCAGCTTTCATAATC